CTTTAATCTGTTCCATATCCCAGTTGACATCGTCTTCGTAAGTGTCACTGATATATTGATATGCGTAGTTGGTGTTACCGTAAACTGGGAATCCTTCAACACCTTCGTATCGTTTTAGGAAGTCACGAGTCTCACGGATACCTCCAGGTTTTATTTCATCAACGAATGTATCTTCAAGAGTCTTCCATTTTGATGGAACCTTAGAAGTGACAAAAAGCGTAGGATAGAAATCTACCTTACGCTGATATGCACGACCATGGAGGTATCCCCTTACTAAAATTTTATCTCCAACAGGATGGACACTCGTGTAAAATTCTGACATTTATAAATATACCTATGAATTACAAAAACCACTATCAACTTCTAGTCAATAGGGCAAAGAACAGTATCCTCGAGGGATACTGTGAATCCCATCACATCATTCCAAAATGTTTGGGTGGATCTAATGATCCATCTAATCTAGTTAGCCTAACTGCAGAAGAACACTTTCTCGCACACCAACTTCTTGTTAAGATACATCCAGATAATGCAAAATTGGCATTGGCAGTTAGTATGATGTGCATTAAAAACCCAAACCACCAAAGAAACAATAAGATGTATGGTTGGTTGAGAAAAGCATTCTCAGAAGCACAGAAAACTAAAGTTAGAAAACCTAGAACCAAAGAAACAAAACCTCGTAAGAAAAGAATTCTATCTGAAGAACATAAAAGTAAAATTAAACAAGCATGGGAAGAAGGTAAATATTCTTCATCTCAACCATTAAGAAGTATTGGAAGACCGCACTCAGATGAAACCAAAAAGAAGTTATCAGAAATCAATACTGGTAAATCTCCTTCTGAAGAAACCAGAAGAAAGATATCTGAAACCCTAAAGAGTAAAATTAGTT